AAACTTGCCCAAAAGCATCTTCGGATAGATCTTTGGTTGCAGCAAGAATGTTTGCCTGTACAACATCGGAGACATGCGTGAAGTCTCTACGCTGCTCACCGTCACCAACCACAGTCAACTCTTCACCATTTGCAAGTTGACGGAGGAAGATTCCAATCACAGGAGCATATTGACCTTTAAGTGGTTGGCGCTCACCATAAACATTAAAGTATCTGAAGATAATCGTGTTAAGATTAAACAGATCAGTGTACATCGCACACAACTTCTCACCAGCAACCTTAGATACTGAGTATGGATTCAGGCAGTCATCTCCCTGTGTCTCAGTATTTGGTGGAGAGTTAAATCCATATGCAGAAGAAGTGGATGAGTAAATCACTCTACTGACATTTGCTTCTCTAGCACACTGAAGAACAGTTGCTGTACCAAGAGTATTAATTCTAACAGCGTTGAGTGGATTCTTAATTGCTGGTTGAATTCTTGCCTCTGCTGCAAGGTGGAAGACCCAATCAACCCCACAATAAAAAATCCTAGTGAGTTCGTAATTACAAATATCTTGCTTTACATAATGTGCCTTCTCATTGTAGTAAAACTGATCATGAGCATCTGAATACTCATTGTCAATTACAGTCACTGTATGTCCAGCACCTACCAGAGCATCTACCAGATTTGATCCAATGAATCCACTACCACCAGTTACTAAGCAATTCATACAACTAACCTACTGAATCCCTTTTGCTTTTCAAATTTTAGCACGTTTAAGAACTTATCACGCATTCCCTCCTTATGAGAGATGACAAACGTATTAGCGTCCTTAATAACAAACCGAATAATCTTCATGAATTCATCGGTTCCAAACCCATCAAGAGACGAGTCAAAAGTCTCGTCAAAGATGATGAGGTTACAGTTTAAAGAGTTCTTAATCTTAGCAATCTCTCTCCATGTAAACAAGAGAGCAAGGTCAATACGCATCTTCTCACCTTCACTGAATGAAGAGTAAGAGAAGTCCTCTTGAATGGGAGATTGAATTGATTCATTAAACTCCTCATCTAGACAGAAGTTAATGAAAAACTCCATCATCTGCAAATACTTATTAACTTGACTGTTAATAAGAGGCAGATACTTTTTAATAATTTGTGTCTTGACGCCTCCGTCTTTTAAAAGATCATACACAAAGTTAAAATTAGTCAGTTGATCTTTTTTAGATTCCGTTTCTTCGGAAGCGGTCCTAAATTGTTCTTCTAAACTCTCTAGCTTCTCATGTTCAGAATTTCTTTCTGCAAGTCTAGTGGCAACAGTTTGAATTTCCTGTTCAAGATCTCGGACTTGTCTTTGGTATCCAGAGATCTTAGTATTGATTTGAGAAATCTCATGTGTAAGGTTAGTAACCTCTTTAGAAACTGTAGAGAAGTGACGCTCTCGCTCTTCTTCCTCTTTAATTGCCTCTTCCAGTTGTATAAAACCAGAACGCAACTCTTTTGCTTTATTTTGAGCGTCGTTAATTCTATTTATTCTAAAGGTCTCTTCAATAGACTGGGTACAAGTGGGGCAAACCGTATTATCACTAAAAAACTTATGCTCTTCAGTAATCACAGATACTTTCTGAGAAATCTTACCCTTCAAGTTACCCAACTTCCTCAACTTAGCAGTTGCACCAGAGTGCTTTTCAAGTTCTTTTTGCTTTTCAATCAAAGAATTCTCAACATTCAGAGAGTCCTTTAAAAGGTTATCTTGAGTATCTGTTAGTGTTTTAATTTGAGTTTTTTTGGCACCGATATCTTCTGTAGCAAGCCTCTCAACTTCTGCAATGAAGTCTTTTTGCATCTTGACTTTCTCTTCAAGATTATCGGTCTTATAGTCTAGAGTACGAATCTCATCTTTAATCGATTTAATATTCTCCTTTACAACAGTATTCATAGAGGAGAAGATTTTAATATCCAACAAATCTTCAATAACTTCTCTCCTAGATGCTGCAGGAAGTTGCATGAATGGAATAAAATTACTACTACCCAGAATAACAATCTGAGTAAATGATTTATAATTCATCTTCAGAACTACTCGCTCTAACCAAGTTTGCTGATCTTTTGCTGCAGCGTCAGAGTTTAAGAGTTCACCATCTTTATAGATTTGAAATACTGTTGGTTTGATACCACGTACAACCTTCCAAGAAGTATTACCAATTTTAAATTCAATCTCAACAAGACAATCTTTCTCGTTGACAGAGTTGATTAGAAGAGGTTTATTAACACCACGATAAGACTTACCAAATAGAGAAAAAGTCAATGCGTCAAGCATTGTGCTTTTACCAGCACCATTGTTACCAATAACAAGAGTAGTTGATGCTTTTGTAAAATCTATCTCGGTAAATTGATTTCCTGTGCTAAGAAAGTTCTTATAACGAATCTTCTCAAAACAAATCATTAATCTTCATCAGGTGGTATTACAAGGTCATTGGCAGTGATGATAGTATAGTTATACTCATGCATCTCACAAGTTTGAATCATGAGATCATCATCAACTTCAACGACATCCAATTCAGGATAGTCTTTTTCCTCAAGCATCATAGAAAAACGAAGAGCATCATCTTCCTGCTCAAAAATGTAAAGGATTTGATTTCCTTCACTATTTGTGACAGAGTATGCACCTTCTTGATTTTTTCCAGATAGAGTGAGGATAAACATATTATATCAATTCACATGCCTGTTTGTAAACCTTATGTATCAGATGTTTGATTTCTGCTTTATTTAGAGATAGATCAGATTCATCAATATACTTGCTCAAAATAGAGATTGTATCTTCAGACTCTGGATCATAGTCATCAAAGTTTGTCTCAACATCAACGAAGGTTTCAACAATCTTCATCTCATTGATATTAGATCCAAGAAGTTTATCAACGAACTTCTCATACTTTTTAGGATCACTTTTTTTACGAACAATTAACTTGACAATCTTACCCTCATACTTTCTAGTATCAAAGGTTTGGTGCGGAGTGTCATCATAATCAATAACTTCATACATTGTGTATGGATTATTAATTGGTTCCAATTCCATCGTAACAGTATCTAGAATATGGAATCCTCTCTCATCACCAATATCATTTGAGTAAATCTCGTATGGATTACCCAAATAACTTATTCTTCCGTCTGTTGATCTAGTGTGATAGTGACCAGAGAAGACCTTGGTGAACGACGCAAATAGTTTGCCATCAAGACCTTCTTCCATGGTGTGTCCACGATAAGCAGGAAATCCTCGTAACTCAAGGTGCCCCATCGCGCACTTGCTACTGCTACTTTTAATAGATTGATGGGTAGTCTCAAAATTCTCATCATTAATCCAGGGAATGAATAATACGTTTAATTTACCCAACTTTGCTTCAGTTGGTTCAGAATATACTTTGACGTTTTTATATTCTCTAAGCAAGAGATCAACTGCATTTAACTCATTTGTATTTTTATAGTATGCAGTATGATTACCCACAATTGTATGAACAGTGACTCCCATCTCTTGAAGTCGATCATAGTAGTTGTCTTTTGCCCAAGCAAGAGCAGCAAAGTCAATACCTTTACGACTATCAAAGGTGTCACCCATGTCAACAACAGTTTTAATTTTGTGCTTCTCTAATGTAGGGAAGAACACATCATTATAAAACTTCAGGAAGTAATCGTGAAATTGCTTAGAGTTTTTACGAGCACCAAAGTGCTGATCAGTAATAATAGCAACCTTCATCAATACCTAGACTTGGAATGAATACTATCCTTTATTTGATTATAGTCGGAGTAGTTTGCTCCGTCAATCGTGTTATCATCGTAGAAGACTTCATCAAAACCCGTCTTCTCCAAGATCTTATTTTTAATCTCAAGCTGTTTCTTTTCCTTCTGAATACGACGTAGAAACGCGTAGTGAATAATTTGAGTAAAATAAGCAAACGGGTTCTGAGACTTCTCAGGATCAAAATTGTGGATGTATTGAACACAGTTCTCAATGCCATCAGAGATCATGTCATCCTTAAAGATATAGTTTACAAAGTTTGGCTTAAATGACAAGTGCGTTGCAATCTTTAAGAAACATTCTCCCAGATAATTTGTAATCTGTGGTTTTGGGTCTCCTCTCTGTTCTGCTAACTGTACAGATTCTCTGTAAGCAATTAGTGCTGCCAGAAACTCTTTGTTGTTAACATAGTGTACTGATCTTTTCCTTTTAGTCATTGGTCCGATAACCATAATAGTATATCTATGTTCACAGTGATATCATTATTATATCAACATGAACGAATAAACACAAGGCTTGACAAGACCCCTGAATCTGTGTACAATAACCTTTGTGGAGGTTCAGAAACAATATTAGCTTTCTTTAAATAATCTTTCTAGGATTTCTTTGGTATCGTTGACGTTACCGATCCTACCCATCTTTCTATCGATTCTTTGTCTGTATCCAGTGGGATCCTCAGAATCAGTAAAATCTTTAGACTCTCTAATCCATGCTTGGTACATCATAATCATTTCAATGTCTTTAGACTCACTCATAGTCATGACATCACCCATATCTATAATGAACATGTCATCACGAGAAGTCTTTAACCAAGGTTCCATCTTGTAACCAGTTACACCTCTTTTAGTTTTAATCTCAGAGAATGTAATTGGATTTGAGACAAGTAAGAATGTTTTTTCTTCTTCTGTACAAGGTGAGACTTTTGAGAATATCTCTTCTCCAGATCTTAGTTTAATAGTTGCGTAAAAATCATCTTCCATATTTTATGCCTTTAAGTTGACGTTTATAATGTCATAATTAAATTTCTCTTCATTGTAAACTTTGATTCTTTCAATCAGGTGATTCAACGTATAGTTTCTTCTTGACTTGTGCGTACAATCATCGGAGATGTCATATAACATTGCTTTGGTCTTGTTCTTGCCTTTTCTTAAGACTCTTCCAATAGATTGTAAATTACGAATTCTTGACTTGCTTGGTGAAGCAAAAACTACGTTGTGTAAGTTTCTTATATTTATTCCTGTAGAAAAGACGCCATATGAAGCAACGATAATTGCATCAGATTCTGTATCAACAATAGATCTAACTGCTTCTCTCTCCTCAGTGTTTATACCACCATGAACAAAGAATACTTTCCTATTGTTTTTTACCGACTGCTCTATCATTTCATATAAAGGTTTACCATGAGCTTCTACTCTTGAGAATAGAAT